AAGTTAAAAGAAAAGAAGTAACATTAGTAAAAATAAATCCTAAATTTTTTAGACCAGCAGAAGTCGAACTGCTGCTTGGCGACTGCACACCTATTAAAAAAGAATTAGGCTGGAAACCAAAAATATCGTTTGACAAATTGGTACGACGAATGGTAGAGTTTGACTTGAATGAACAAGCATCAAATTCACAAGTTTATTGTAAGTAAGTTTGTTACAGATAAAAGCAGGGGTGTTAACTGGGGGCAACAAATTAAGGTTGCTCAAGACTTGTTCTTACAATACCCTGATATTGATTTTTGGGATAAACTTTTTCCAAAACAAGGTGTTTTTAGCTTAACCTATTACAAAACACCACTTGGTATATCATACCTTGATGGCCACGGGTCAATGGTAAAGAATAAAGCCATTGAAGAAAATCATAATAAAAGCCAAAGCTCAAGCGTAAAGCTTGAAGAGAAAAAAATTGGCGAAGATTTAGAAATAAAAAACAAAAAACAAAACAAATTTGACCTATTCGGATAAATCATATGTCACCTAGAACAAAAAAGAAGTCAGTAGAATCAGAAAATGTTACATTAGCTGGCATTTTTAATCATTTAGAAAAAACCAAAGACTCCCACTACAGCTTTAATGACCCAATAGATTATTATGTTTCTAGTGGAAGCTTAAACTTGGATTTGGCTATGGGGGGCGGCATGTGTCCCGGTATTACTACTTTTACTGGCGTTGCGGGTGGAGGAAAAACTTCCTGTGCATTATCTTTTGCAGCAAATTTCCAAAAGCAAGTTGAAAATTCGTGCGTTGTGTACATTAAAGCAGAGGGTAGACTTTCTAAAAGAATACTAAGAACATCTGGCATTGACGAGTCTCCAAACAAATGGATTTTATATTCTGGTAATATTTTTGAAGAAATAGGCGCGTTAGTAAAACAATGCGTAGATAATAATCCAGACAATATGCGCTTCATGTTTATTATAGACAGTATGGATGCACTTATCTTAAAAGATGATGTTGATAAAGGTCTAGGAGATGCCGTTAAAGTAGCGGGTAATGCATTGCTAACTTCTCATTTTTGTAAAAGAATGGCTTTAAGAATGGGTCACAATGGGCATGTTATGATTTGTGTGTGCCAAGTAAGAAGCAAAGTAAGCGTAAACCCTTACGCAAAAGAAGACCCAAAATTATCTAGTAATTCTGGCGGAAATGCTATACAGCATTATGCAAACTGGATGTTAGAGTTTCAACCTAATCACTACAAAAACTCAAAGTTCCTTAAAAAAGGATCAGATGATGCCGTAGGTCATGTATGTAAAGTCGCTTTTAGAAAAAGCATGACAGAAAATGTTGGAAAAAATGTAGAATACCCTATTAGGTATGGCGTCGAAAAAGGTGGAGTTTGGGTTGAGCGGGAAATAATTTCACAACTTGCCGCTTGGGAAATGCTTTCAAAAGCTGGAGCTTGGATATCTTTAGACAAATCACTTCTTGACGAATTAGGTAGTCAGGGATACACTGTCGAAGAAAAATTTCAAGGAGAAGAAAGTCTTCTAAAATTCTTAGAAGAAAATCCAAAGGTGGTGGACTACCTTTTTGACAAATTTAAAACTAATTTGCAAAACTTATATAAATGAGGCTTTACAATATAAATGGTAAACTAGTTTATAAAAGTGTTGGTAAAAAAAGAATAAAATGGACAGGCAAAAGCCGATCCAAATTACAGTTAAAAGTTAAAAACTTTTTACAGCCGTACTGGAAGAACCACATTGTTTTTGAAGAGTTTCCAGTTTATGGCACAAGAATGAGTGTTGACTTTCTTAATGCTACAAAAAAAATAGCTATAGAGGTTAACGGTAAGCAACATTCCGAATATGTGAAGTTTTTTCACGGTTCTCGCCTTGACTACTACAAGTCAATAAGTAGGGATGTAAATAAAGCTGAGTGGCTAGAAAAAAATGGATTTGAGCTACTCGAACTCGAAGAAAAAGACGTTAAAAATTTAAGCATTGATTATTTGAAAGAGGAATTTGGTATATACATAGCATGAATGAGGTAAAAGAACAATTAAAGTCAGTACAATCAGAAAACCACGTAATTTCACATTTATTAAATTACCCCAAAAGCTATCTAGGTATTAAGGGGATAATAACGACAAAAGATTTCACAAGTTATAACAACAGGAAAATATTTGAATCAATTGGTGCTATTTTTGAATCCAAAAACGAGGTCACAGAGCTTTCTGTTTGTCAAAAATTAAAAGATTCTGGAGTTAGCTTTAGTGGGGGTGTAGATGATTATGTAGAAGCATTGTATTTAAGCGATGTCAAAAGTCACGCTTTTAAACAAGCTTTAAGAATATTGTCGGAAAAAACTCTAAGGAGAAATTTATATAATGATTCTGAATCTTTAATTAAAAGCCTTCTTACATCAGAAACTCTCGACTTAAAACCTTCTGAATTAGCATCGCACTGTAGAGAGCAAATTGAAGGTACTATCTCTAGCTGGATAGATGAAGAAAGCGAACCAACACATTTAACACGGGAGGCAGAAGACCGACTAAACGAAAGGTACAATGCACCAGATGAAACTGGAATAGTTAAAGCTCCATACCCAACACTTCAGAAATGTAACGGTGGATTTAGACCGGGAAGCGTTAGTTGTTTTGTAGCGGGTAGTGGAGTAGGTAAAACAGCTTTTCTTGGCTCTATGGGCCTTGAAATCGCAAAAACAGGTGTCCCAGTATTGTATATCAATACAGAAATGACTGACGACGAAATGCTCAGTCGTTATGCATCTCAAGTTCTAAATATGGACGCTTTTCATTTGGAAGACATGAATTATGTTCGAAAGAATGCAAAACAAAACCAATACTATCTAAACAATAGACACAAGCTTCAAGAAAATAAAGATGTCCCATTTTACCACATAATGGTGGAAGGTAAAAGCACGGATGAAGTAACTTCCATATGTTTAAATTGGCATCACAAAAACGTAGGTTCTGGAAACAAATGTGTTATCATATATGACTATTTGAAAATCACTGGAGAAAAAATAAGCCAAGCAAATCAAGAGCACCAAGTTTTAAGGGATAAGGTTTTTGCTTTGAAAGAATCTATAGCCAATAGGCTTGATGCAGCACTCCTAACAGCGTTACAAACCAACAGAGAGGGCAACAGGGAGCCAAGGTCTATCAAAGAAGCTACTTTCATCGATGATGGAGCTTTGGCGGGGTCTTTCGCAGTAAAAAATGGTGTAAGTCAATTATGGTTTTTAGAAAGAAAGCACCAGCTTGAAATTGATTTAGACAACCAAGGTGTCAGTCACGAAGAACTTATGGACAACCCAAGGCCATACGGTGTATTCAAAATGGTGACTACCAAGCTCCGACAAGCCACACCCGATGGCGTCAGATTCTTAAATAACAGAATAGCTAGAACAACTACAGACGGGGATATACAGCATAGACACCAAATAAATTTGGGTTTCCGAAATTTTAGTTTTATTGACCTAGGAGAAACGCAAGATATCGTTGATGAATTAAATGGTGTTAGCCAAAACAATAACGTAAATGAAGAGCACGAAGATAACGACGCAATTTGATTGATGTTAAAGACATTTTAATAGAGCTTGGTTTTTCTAATATATCAGACCATGCAAATTATTACAGAACTAAACCCATCTACAGGGATTCGGGTAATAGTAGTATCCTGTCTATAAACAAAAAAACTGGCCATTTTGTAGACTTTGGCCGTCGTGGCGACGGTATTCAAGGCCCGATAGAAAAACTAGTTTCAATTTGTTTGGACTGCTCAATAGAAAATGCAAAGTCTTGGTTAAAAGAAAAATACAGTTATGATCCTAAAGATAAAACTGTACAAATATTTGAAGCCCCACAAAGAGAATACAAAACTCTTACTGTCGGTTTTTTAAATGATTTAGAAAAAGACCATACCTACTGGATAGATAGAGGAATTAGCAAAGATATTATAGAAATATTTGAGGGCGGTACAGTAAAAAGTGGGCAAATGAAATACAGATATGTATTCCCCATTTTTGACAAAAACAAAAAGCTTATAGGTGTTACAGGTAGGGATTTGATTAACGATGATTCTAATGGCGCAAGACAAAAGTGGAAGCACATCGGAAAAACATCTAAATGGAATTACCCTTTCAATTATAACAAAGCTGAACTTCTAAATAGTAAAAGAATATTCTTAGTTGAAAGTATCGGAAACATGCTTTCGCTTTTTAATTCTGGCTACAGAAATGTTTTGGTTACTTTTGGCACAGAAATAAGCTTTACAACCATCAATACTCTCATCAGATGCAATCCCGAACAGATTTGCATAGCATTTGATAATGATGAAAACATGGCTGGTATTGGCGGTGCAAACAGAACACAATCAAAATTAAAAAAATATTTTGATTCAAAACAAATAAAAATTTGTTTACCCGACAAAAATGACATTGGAGAAATGTCTAAAGAGGAAATTAAAAAATGGATGGAAAAGATTTAGCACCCCTATCAGCTTCTAGAATAAAAAACCTAACCTCCTGTCATTGGAGTTATTGGGCTAGGTATCATCTAATGATTCCCCAATCTAATAATTCTGGAGCACTTAGAGGTAGTATATGCCATATGGTTTTTGAATTTCTACTAAAGAAAAAGCATAAAAAACACTATGATGCAATAATTGAATCTAACAATATTCAAGGCTCTGAAGCTGTAGACAGATACGTAAAGTCTTCTATAGCTAGGGATGCAAGGATATATGAGTTCATGCTTGACCCAGAGCATTACGAACTTATCAACGAAATGATTCTTGTTGGCTTAAAAGATGATTTTTTCTGCAAAGGATCAAAGCTTCTTGATCCAGAGTATTCTTTCAATATTTACAATGAAGAACCTCAGTACCTCATAAGAGGTTTTATTGATAAAGCTGCTGAGTACAAAAGAAAAAAAGAAATACTTATAAAAGACTATAAATCTAGCAAGTCAAAATTTGAAGGAGAAGACCTAGAAAGCAATGTCCAAGCTATGATGTATAGCTTGGTTGCTAGAAAAGTTTGGCCAAAGCTAAAACCTGTTGTTCAATTTTTGTTTTTAAAATTCCCTGAAGACCCAATCCAAGAACTTAGATATCAAGATGAGCAGCTAGACGGCTTTGAACTCTACTTAAATGAGCTAAGTAAACTTATTAATAATTTTACAGAAGAAGATGCAAAATCAAATTTTGCAGCAGACCAAAAATTCCCAGCAAAGGGGGAAGGCTTCAAAGGCCCGTTAAACTGTGGCTTCGCCAAGCATAAAGGGCAGCTTAAAAAAGATGGCTCTGTTATGTGGCACTGTCCTTACAAGTTCGATTTAGATTATTATGCCATCGTTGACGAAAAAGATAATATTGTTACGACAGCCATAAATGAAAAGGAACTGCCAGAATTAAAAGATGGGCAAAAGATAACAACCAAACACTACGATGGTTGTCCAAAATTTCAAACGAAAAAAGAAGAAGATGACCCTTTTGATTTTTAGTGGGTTGACTTTTTTTAATTTAGTGTTATAGTATTCGCATGGTCTTACCCTTCTTTAAGAGCCATTACTCCATTGGAAGAAGCATCCTGACTTTAGAGAAGCCAGAGAAGCAAATTAAAAATGGCCCCAAATCTATAATAGACATATGCCAGAAGCATGGTCTAAAGGATTTTTATTTAGTTGAAGATAGTATGGGGTCTTTTCTTGAGGCTTACCAAAACACCAAGGACTTAGACATTTCATTTAAATTTGGTTTAAGAATAAACATTTGTGAAAACAAAGTTAAGAGTGATGACCCAACTGAGAATGCTAAAGTAAAAGATGGAACGAGCAAAATCATCGTCTTTGCAAAAAACAAAGAAGGCTATTATAAATTAATAAAACTTTACAGCGATGCTGCCTGTAATGGGCTTTACAACTTAGAACCAAGAACAGATTATGAATTTTTAAAAAGCATTTGGAATGATGATGAGATGTACTTGGCAATCCCATTCTATGATTCGTTTATCTTTAATAATGTAATCATGGGTAACAATTGTATACCAAGTTTTTCATTTACAAAGCCAATTATGCTTTTAGAGCAGAATGAGTTGTTTTTTGATTCTATAGTTAGAAAACGTGTTTTAAATTACGCAAAATCTAATGATTTAGAAACACAGGAAATAAAAAGCATTTACTACGACTGCGAAGATGATTACTCCTCTTACTTGGCATTTAGATGTATTAACAAAAAGAATGCAACAATAGCAAAGCCGAATCTGGAGCATTGCTCTAGCGAAAGTTTTTGTTTTGAAAGCTGGTGTAAAGTTTCTGGTATAGAATACAGAAAAACAGAAGAATGTATTCCAGAAATCAGAACAGGAGAAGAAGATGAATAATCACCTTTTTAGATTTAAAGAAAAAGAAAAGTTTGTTTTTATTGACTGTGAAACAGAAAATCTTTGTTTAAATTATCGGCACAACATACCTTGGCAAATCGCCATGATTAAAGTGGTTGGCGATAAAATAGTCGAAGAGAAAGATATGTATGTTGAATGGGATAGACCATTGAAAGTAAGCCCAGAAGCCGCCATTATAACACAATTTAATGAAGCCAAATATAACAAATTAAAAATACCTTATCAACAGGTTTATAGGGTTATGAAAGATTGGTTAGAAGATACTGACTACATTGTAGGCCACAATATCTTGGGATTTGATGCGTATTTAATTTCTGAATTTTACAAAAAGATGGGCGAAAGCTCTATGCACCTTGTAGATAAGCTTATAGACACTCTTTGTGTCGCCAGAATGTATAGGCAAGAAAATGATATTGTCCGAGACCAAAGCCTAATCGAATTACAATATCAAATGCTCAACTTTAGGCAGAGGGGTGCAAAGAACAGTCTTTCTGCTCTTGGTAAAGAGTTTGAAATTGAGCACGATTACAAGAGCTTGCACAATGCTCTTGTCGATTTGCAATTAAATATTAAGGTTTGGAACAAGTTGAAGTGGAAGGTTAATATATGAGCTTGTTAGAGGGTGGTTTTGAAAAATATGATTTAGATATTCGGGGTGTACGCATTCCCAAGTTTTCTATTGAAGAAGATGATAGAATTAAACTTGGTCTACCTGAAGATTGTAATAATGTAGATGTAATCAAAAAACTTTGTCAAGAAAAGCTTAAATCCCTTAGAGCCTCACTACCTAAAGAAGAATTTGATAAATACATTGAGAGAGTTAAATACGAAGTAGAAATTTTAGATGAACTTAGCTACATCGATTATATTCTACTCGTATGGTATGTAATCAATTTTTGTATAAAAAACAACATACCAACTGGCATGGGCCGTGGAAGTGCTGCTGGTAGTTTGGTTTTGTATTTGGTAGGCATTACCCAAATAGACCCTATAAAGCACGAATTATTTTTTGAGAGATTTGTATCTAAAGCTAGAGCTAGAAAGCAAGAATATAATGGTGAGGTATTTCTAGATGGCTCACTAATGGCTGATGTTGACTTGGATATATGTTTTTATGATAGACAAAAGGTGCTTAAACATCTAGAAGAAAAGTTTGTAAATAAAACCTCTAAAATCCTAACACTAAATACCCTTCAGGGTAAAGCAGTTATAAAAGACTGCGGCAAAGTAGTTGGAGGCCACCCAGAAGATGTAATGAACGTGGTCACATCAACAATCCCAACCAAATATGGTGCTGTTAAAGACATTTTTGAATCTTATGAAGAAGTCGAAGTGTTTAGAAATTTTTGTGATGAAAATTTAGATGTATTTAAAATCGCATGTAACCTTAGAACTCTAATAAGAAATAAAAGTATTCATGCATCTGCCATCCTTCTCTCATACGATACTTTGGAAAAGACTTGCCCAGTTGAGTTAGACTCAAAAGGAGGAAGCGTTGTATCATCTTATGATGCAAACTGGGTATCTATGTTCACAGTTAAGCTTGATGTGTTAGGTTTGCGTGGTGTATCCGTGGTTGATCAAACCATAAAAAAGGTAAATGAGACACACAAACTTGATCTTACACCCAAAAAGATTGTTGATGAGTTAATCAATGAGGATAATACTTGGAAATACCTGCAAGACCTCAGAATGCGACATGGACTGTTCCATATCGAAGCTGACACTGCATTTAATGTATGTAAGAAGGTTAGGCCATCAAACATTGAGCAGTTAAGTGCTGTTCTTGCCTTGGCTAGACCGGGAGCTATTGATTATACAGAAGAATACTGTGATGCAGTTAATAATGATCAGCAAAAGTCAGTACACGAACTATTTGATAGCATATTAGAGACTAGTGGCGGCGTCTGCCTATACCAAGAGCAGATGATGAAGATGTCAAATCAAATTGGTTTTACGTTGGATGAAGCTGAGATTTTAAGACGTATTGTTGGCAAAAAGAAGGTCAACGAAGTAAAGGAGTGGAAGAAAAAGATTAATAAGAAAATAAAAGAGAACAATCTTGGAGAAAACGTTGGTGAAATTCTTTGGAAAATTCTAGAAGATTCAGCAAACTATTCTTTCAACAAGTCTCACTCCATTTCTTATGCTGCGTTATCTGCCGTAACTGTTTATTTGAAGTTTAACTATACAAAAGAATTTTACCTCAGTCTGCTTGAAATGACCAAGCATGAACAAAATCCTCTAGAAGAAATTTCTAAAATCCAAAGAGAGCTAGAATTTTTTGGATTAAAACTTTTAAGACCAAACATAACGAAGTCTCAGAATGGGTTTTCTATTGAAGGTGACGCAATCAGATATGGGCTAGAATCTATTCGTGGTGTTTCTGAAACAACTTTAGAAAAGCTAAAGACTTTTAAAACTGATAACCCAGACCTTACAGGCATGAATAGGTATCAAATATTCATGGCTATGAAAGAAGCTGGCATCAATATCGGCGTATTGTCTGGGCTTATTCAGGCGGGGGCTTTTGAAGATGGTAGTGAAAGAGATGAGTCAAGAACCAAAATGGTTTACCAAGCACAAATTTGGAATGTATTGACTGACAAAGAAAAGAGACTGGTACTTAAGTATGGTAAAAAATTTAACAATCAGCTTGGAAAGAAAATGTTAAGCTATCTCACCACAACCAATGGTGAAAATGGCAAACCATTAATGAAGCCTTCTAGGCTAGAAACTATCAAGAAAAAGTCTGTAAAATATAGAACAATTTTTGAAACGAATATAGCTAATGAAAAATTAGCAAACTGGTACTACGAAAACCATTTACTTGGATATACTTCGTCAGAAAAGCTTACCGACATATTTCACCACAGAGTTGGCAGAAGAGCCGACTTAATGAACATTAGAAATGTTAAAGCTGCCAATGAAAATGATAATGTTACCTTTGTGGGTTGTGTTATGGAAAAACCTGCAAAAAGAAAGTCCAGAAATGGTAATGATTATTTAATGATGCATCTATGTGACGAAAAAGATGAGATAAAGGTTTTTACTTTTAATACAAAAAGAGAGAACAAAATAGAAAAATACTGCAAAGATAAAAGAGGTCATTTCCCCAAAGAAGGCGATATCATAATCGTGGATGGTCAAACAAAAGATGGGGATGTGGTATTTGTCGAAAGGCTTAGTAAGCAAGAAGATGTTATATACAAAAAGCTCTCAGAAGTAAAATAAATTTGATTTTACACATTAAAAACAGTAAAATATAAGATGATTACGTTTTATAAACCAAACGCCAAAGTAACAGGTGCTGGATGTTCATTTTATGTAAATGATCAGGGCGATTTCTTTGCGACTTTTATTAAACAAAAAACAGCCTCTAGCAAGGGTAAAAACGCGCAGTTTGATCAAAACAACAAAGCTGTAATGAAACTGAGCGAAACCGAAATCGGCGGATTGATTAATACTATTTTAAGAAAAACAAAGACGGAAGGTTATCATCAAAGCCCGAATCAAGTGGTTCAGTTTTCTCTTGAGGCTTCAACGGGGCAGTATGCTGGCAGCTTTTCTTGGAGAGCGACCTTTACAGATGCAGAAGACTCTTCTAACAGTAAAGCGTTTTTTGCTCCACTGGGGGCAGACGAAGCGATGGTTCTTGTAGAGCATCTAAGGTATATGCTGCACAAAGCTTGGGAAATTAAAGATAAAAACTATTCTAGCA